AATAGTGGGATAGTAGACCAGTAAACTGACAGGTAAAAAGAAAGCCCCAATTAAGGGGCTTTTTTGTTGTCGAGAGTTTAAATCTCCAACTGCTGTATCAGTTCCTTGATCTTAGGTTCTGGCTTCCAGTATCCCGGACCTTTCATCACCTTGCCAAATTCATTCTTGATAGGCAAGCCGTCAGCTCCCAGTTTCGATAAGTTACTTTGCATGATGATATCCAGCACTTGCTGAGTAGGGAGATTGAAGCGACGCATCTCACTTGCACAGTAGACCATGATATCACCCATCAGGTCAGCGAGAGCTGTGAGTACTTCTGCACGATCTACCCTGGATGCATCCAGCATTGCAATGAGGTCATCATATTCGTTGACCTCATCAAGCAGGATCTTCTTATAGTTTACGAATCGCTCACGAATTACAGTCTTGCTTTGATCCTGCAATTGTGTGAGTCCGTACATTTCATTAAATATCGCAATGTCTAATTCAAACTTTGTCATTGGCGCTACTGGTTGTTTCATGGCTGTGTTCCTGTGATTTGTAATCTTGCATAATGGTTCCGGTAGTAACAAGGTCTGCAAATCCCTTGATACTTGCAGGTGCATCTGGCCACAGATTTGCACCACGCTGGACTAGTTGTTTGAAAGCTTCGATGCTTTCAGTTCCTGCGATACAAATGGTCACAGTGTCACGAACTGTTGACCTCCAATATTCAATCATACCTTACCCTCCATTTCTTTCATCAGTTTAAAATCCACATACAGAGCCTTAGTGTTCATCGGCTTTTGTAGTGGTAAGAATCCAGCATTAGGATTTGCACCTTTTGCTGGCGGTTGAATCTTTCCAGACTGGAGTAGACTAGAAAGAATATCTGTAAGCTGCTCTCTCTTGTCAAGATCACGACTTACTATTTTCCACAGTGCCTCAAAACTCAATGGCTTCTTAGCTTCGTAAAGTGCAGACATTACGTTCTGAGTTGCCTCACTGTTCCTGCTCTTACCAAATTCTCCTAGAGCTTTCGGCATTACAGATTCAGCATGAGTCAGGATTGTATTTGCTAGCAACACATCTTCTAATGCAATCTCGGTAGATAGGCGCATGGCCGCAACTACCAGTATCAGTTTCAACAAATGCGTAAACCTGCGGGTGCTGTAATGCTTGAAGCGGAAATCTTCTAGCTCAGTCCAGCTACTATAAATAATAGTCAGCGCATGCTTAGCTTCTGGTGATAGTGTTGCCTCTCCTACGACCCTAGCATGTATCTCTTTAATAAAGTCTTGGAGCTTATCTCTGAGTCCATCGGAAGGTTTTGTAGGAAATGCAATCTTTCTACCACTTGGTTCTCCATGTATGAGTAGCAGTCTTGACATGAATCCTTGTCCGATGGCAGCAACTGGAAATGCTTCTTGGAATCCAGTATGGGTATTACCCCCCAAGATGGAGATTGTAGGCTGATAGATAGAGAGACTTTTACTGTTCTTGAGCCTATGTCTGTAAGTGCCAAGCTCATCGTCCCAATCCCACAAGCTGCCGAGGAGTGAGAGAAAATCAAGATTTCCGCTTCCTGCGAACTCGTTAAACTCATCAGCGCAGACAAAGACTTCTCTAGGAACTCCGTCATGACTGACTTCGTTAGTTCCGAGGTCAAGATTTGCGAGCACATCCTGAGGTGTAAGAGTTTTAGCCCCAGAGCCTGATGCTCTGCCGCTGCCATAGGTTCTAGTTCCATAAGAGTCTCCGAATGATTCTGGTAGACCTTCTAAGTCTAACAGGAATTTTTCCTTGGTTGTTTTCTCCGCAGAGAATTTACTGTACCCACTATGGGCCAGTATCTTTTTACTTGTTTTGATCGCACTGCTTTTTCTGGTGCCGGGGTTTCCTATAAGCATCACGTAGCTAGTAGGAAAGATTCTGTTGGTCCCGTGAGGAACCCAGAACTGCCGACCAAGTAGCGCGCCAATAGAAGCTATCAGACTCCACCGATGAAAAATCAGTGGTGATTCTGTATCCTGCACATAGGAGAAGTAAAGATCAAACAGGTTATTATCATCTCTTGTGGTTGTCATAGACAGTAGTTACTTTAGTTCTGACCAACGTGTCTTTCCCTTAGAGATGTCAGAAGGGATAAACATTGTTCTAGTTTTTCCGTCAGCGCCTTTGATTTGTACTCGGGTATCCATGATACCTGCTACTATATCTGGAGCATCTGGACGGTCTGTTCTGTATTGGAAGAAGATACTATCATGGATTTGTGCCTTGATGCGTATGATGTTTCGTAACTGACAAACTATCTCTGTACCATTTTTGATGTAACTGTTGTAAACGCTTGCGCGCCATACATTATAAAATTCTTTATTGATAATTGCAACTGAAAGATTCTGCGGTGGGTGAGCAACCGCTGCGTTAAGCATTGGCTTATTCTGGCGGCTCGGACGACCAAAGAAGATTCTAGTCCATCCTAGCGGAGAAACAATACGGCCAGTTAGATTAACTTCCTTAATGATAGACTCATACCAAAGACCTTTTACTTTTGGATAGGCTTTCTCATAGACGTCTAACAGATGCTGGCAGACTTGGCGGAGTGAACCCTTAAGAGATAGTGCAATCTTGGCAGTCGCTACTGCTTTCGGTCCCATGGTATCTAGCATCACGCCAGCCCCCATGTTGTAGTTAGCACCGTGATTAGTACGCTTTGCCAGATCACGCAGAGTTTTATTTAACTGCTTGCCAGTAGCTTCATCATAGATCAGTTCGTAAGCAACACCAAAGAAAGCAGAAGCATTCCAAGAGTGGTAATCGTGGGAGGATTCTACAAGATCTATAAGGGCTTCTTCCCCCGACAGATAAGCAACGCAACGTGCTTCGGACTGTGCTTTATCAATTTCACATAGCAACCATCCGGGATCGCTAATAATGCACTGCTTAACATTATCTCCTCTTGGGATATTTTGGATCTGTAGTCCACACCAGAAAGAGCTTTCACTACTTGCTAGTCTACCGGTATCAGTGCCAGCTGGGTTGAGTTTATAGTAGAGTCTTCCATTCCAGAATTTCCCTTCGACAAAATAGGTACTGAGAAGTTTCTTGTCGCCCTTGATAGCAACCAGCTCAGAAAGAATCTTATTGTTAAGTGGGTGCGCAGCTTGTGCTTTCAGCATATCTGCTTTGCCGGTACTGGCAAGACCGCCGACGCCCAAGACTGTAAACAGTTTCTTAACCTGCTGCCAACTGTTAAGGTTGAAACCGGGAGCAGCAATCATCTTTTGAAACTGAGCTTCACGCACCAGTACTGATTGCTCCTTCTCAGCTTTCACTACTGCCATGCGAGCAGTGTCAATCTTCAAACCTTCTAGTTCTGCATGAAGGCAAGGGAATACGAGAGGGAATTCTTCAAGATAGTTTCTGACGGCATAAGGCTCACTAAGTAGAAGGAGAGCCAGATAGCTATTAAGAGTAGCCCAGCAGTCCCGAGCATTATAACGATAGTAGTCTTGAAGACTGCCAGACTTTCCATCATCTTTCCAGTATCTTGTTTCTCGCAGCGCATAAGCTGTAATAAAATCCAGACGCTTCGGAAACTCAGAATACATAGAATGAAACAAGTGCTGAGTATCATGCAGCCAGTTGTAAACAGGGCAGCCAAAACGCATGAAGTAAACATTATCATATAGTCCATATTGCAGCACCTTACCTTGTGGGAGTCTGTTAAATCTACGCACCCATTCCAGATTGAACATGCTGTCAAATGGAATCACTAAACATTCAGTGGTGTGAGTCTCTGGGAAATAAGCACAGTAACCTACGCAGTTGATTCTGCGCAGTGGATCATCAACGGCAGTCTCAATGTCAATGCTAATGAGAGCAGCATTGGTTCCCCAGCGCGCAAAGAATTCTGGTAGATTCTCAGGTGTTGCCAGTGTCCAAGTGAACTTGGTTTGCTGGTAGAATTTGCTGGGAGTTGTTAGCTTGGAAACGAAGCGAGTAGCTGCTGCTTGTGCCCACGGTACAGTTATCAGATTCTGTAGTGGGTTGATGATAACTACTGGGATGTGGGTCTTAGGCAGACGTAGGAAAGACCCTTGATAGTCATCAAGAGTTACACCGCGCTTATTGTTTGGTGGTATGAAGTCACTCTGTGCGTACAGAAGTTTCTTGAGGAACTCCTCATTAGAACAAACAATGCCCTGCACTCCTGCTTTCTCACAAGCTCCTTCAAGCTCCGTGATAGTGAGCGGCGCAGTTAGTTTGTTCTTCCATGCTACCTGCTGGCCAGCAGTTAGTGTGGTAAGACGATGCTGGTGGTCAGCATCTTCGTGAGTACCAAGGTGTAGTAGTATTGTAGACATGGTGTTGTGATTGTAATTTTTAGGAACCTGCTGGGCGCTACTCCAGTTTATACCCGCAAACATGTTGTCGTTGCACGATATGGTGGTCGAATCAGACTCAGTTATATTGAGTTACGGTACTTACCGTACAAATCAGGCTCCTAGAAAATGCTCGTCTTTCCGAGCCGTCAACCCTACTGTATGTTTACGTCGAACTTTCTAGAGTATTCCCGACGATCCACTTGCGTGGATTACGCAATATTGATATTATCAACAGAAGCGTACACCTTGGTAGAATCTTGCTTGTCCTTGCGGTTCTTGACATTGCAAGCAACTTGGACATTCTTGATTTCAGCAATCAAGGAGCCAATGTTGGTGATGCCGAAGTGTGCACCAAAAGGAGCAATGAACTTCTTCATGTTGCCAACGCCATACTCGTTGTCCAAGAAGAACGCAGTAGAGAACTTTGTCCCATTGGCAACTGGCTTGTCATCAGAATCTGCAAGCTCCGCAGTTTCCACAACTTCAAACGCAGCTTCCACTGCATCCTTACCATTGATCTTCTTCACGCCAACAGTTACATTCAGAATGTAGCTGCCGGGAGGAGGAGTTTCAAAACTGGGGAGATCAGCAAGATCATCCAAGTCTGCTGCGAACAATGCGTTTTCGTCTAGCGGTGTGAAGTTATCGTTGCTCATGATATTATCCTATTAAGTTGAGGATTGAAAAAAGATACTAAGGTGTTTTTGTAAGGGGGAAAGATCAGAGTGGTGCAGCGTAATCCACTGTGGCGCCGAGCAATTCTTTGTTGTTGACACGCTCTTCTTGCAGGATATCCATGCAGCCAGCGTAGCCAGCAATATCAAGAATGGAATCCTTGTGCATTGGAGTCTTAGCAAGACGGGACATTTTCAGTCCAATCATCAGCAGTGCTACATCGTCAGCAGTGATTGTCGCATGAGGTTGCAACTTATGTGCCAGCAAACCTTGCCAGATCATTGCAGTCTGTGAGAAGTTCTGGAGTTTGTCTCCGTAATCTTCTTGTCGTGCGCCATTGATAGTATCATGTGCGCGTTGCAACATAGACAGTGGTATTGTTGGGTTGCCAATAGTTTTCTTGTTTGTCATTACAGTATCTCCCAATCGTCTGCTAGCATATCAGTTTGCGATGCAACCCAAGGAACAAAAGCTCCTTGAGCTGTACACATAGCGATGAATGGAAGTTTCTCGGTAGAGTCTAGTATACTGGGAGATTCCCAAGTTTGCACCAAGAACAAGTACATGTTCTTACCATTCCACCCAGATCGTGCAACGGACTTTACATTTTTAAGTGCTTCCAATGCTTGTTCAAAAGTTCTATCTTTCATTTAAATAACTCCAAGAGTGAGGGTGCATCTAATTTTTCCAGTTCTTTACCAGTTCTGGAGCCTGCCACAATGCTACCTGAGTATGTTGTGCTAGAAGCAGCTTTGTGTTTCTTATTGACAATGTCACAATAAACTACATCGTCAAAATATTTTGCGAAAGTCTTGGAGAATTGACTTGTGCCAGCAATAGGAACAAGCTTCTTCTTGCCATCTTCCATCTCCACTAGGTTCTCATGAGTAATGATTACTACATGGAATGGAGCTTGCTGCAGGATAGAGAAAATACGATCCAAGATTCTGCCCTGTTTAGCATAGTCATCCCAGTCCGGCTTCTTGTCGTAGTTATCTTTGAGGATCAGCTCTCGCTGAATGTAGTTCATTGCAGATGCCGAGAGCTGTGAGCCTGAGTCAACTACCAGAACATCATCCGGGCCAAAGCTCCCTACATCAATCGCAGTAGCACCAGCAGCACCAAGAGCTTTGCACTTCACACAGTTACCAACCCCATGAGCATGACAAATACTGTGCTTGCCGCCCTTGATTACACGCAACATGGTTTCAATAGCTATTGGAAATGTCTGAGTGTCTGGAAGTTTGAATAGCTCAATGTTATTGAGCCACTCTTTTTTCATGCGAGGACTGGAGAGAAGGGTCTTGATACCATCTTCCAAGTCAAACCACCAGAGTTTCTTGATGCTAGCAAGTTGACCGACAAGATCAGTCTTGCCTGTTTTTGGTGGACCGTAGACTAGAATCTTTCTTGCTGCGGCGGGTTGATAATCTGTGAGTTTCATTGTGGGTGCCTTGGTACTGATATAATGCTGGTTGATCCGTCGTATTCATGAATGGAGTAGACATTACCTGTAGAGTATGAATGGTCAGGGGCCGTAGTCCAAACTAAAATAGTATGGCAATCTTGAGAACCGTAGCCAGTGGAGTATTCGTAGTCTAATGCTCTCAACACATTAGGTATCTCAATACCACTAACAAGTTTACCTGCGTAAGCATCGCCCGGGACAAACTTAGAATCGTCACCAGACCAGCTAACCTGTACACCAAGTATCTTGATTGCTTCTATTACTTCGTCACCAACTGCTTCTAAAATATCTTGTTTAAAATTAGCCATAAAAACTCCAAGGTAAGTGTTAAATTATACACATTTCAGCGCGGCTGTCAAGAGCGATTTTGCTGCGCAGTAACCAATTGGTCCAGTGTGAAGGTGAAGTCAACAGATTCTAAACCTTCAATGTGAGCTAGTTTCACAACTTCCACATTAGGAAACAAGCTAGTGTTCCGCATCTGGCAACTTCCGAACCACTCGCAGGTTCTACCGTATTTATTAACACAATGCTCACCACGCTTAGGAAAGAATCCTAGATCTTTGTACTGACTAATCAGTGCATGATCCAGTAGTAAGTCTTGCAGCCACTCAGCTCGTTGAGTTTTACTCTTGGTGAATGGAAGCAGTTGGAACTCACGAGTCTTGCTGCTGTAGACAATATACATTACTTCATAATCTGGACTGTCAAAACCAAGAGAATGAGCAATAGCATCAACCACCACAGAATAGCCGAGAGCTTGATAACTATTAGCATAGGTTGCTTCAGCAACTGTTTCCACGCCAGTAGTCTTTCCTTCCCAGACAGCAAGCCTGCCAGTGCTGCGATGACGAAGCACAGTATCAATGTGACCGAAATGATAAAATCCATTTTGAGTGTCAACAGCGAACGCTAGTTCTACTGCTGCCTTTCCATTAGGTAATGTAAGAACTTCCCAATCTGCCAGCTCATTCTGAAAGAACCATGCAAACTTCTCTACTGCCCACAGAGCATAAGCAAGACTCTTACCAGCAGGAGTTCCACGCTTATCTATTTTCTCTGCATCATAAGGTGCTTTCCAAGCAAGCCACGCTGCTAACTGTGCTGCTTGTAAGCTGCCCGTTGCTGCGAAGGTTTGAATACCAGAGCCAACTGCGTGACCAAAAGCAAAATCAAGATTGGCAGCTTGAGCTTCTTCAAAGATAGGAGATTTTGGTACATTGTTTTTAAACAGTTCTAGTTCGTATAGACGAGGGCAAGAGTGCAGCAGATTCAGCTTGCTGTAACTGGTAACATTACCATGCGCCATAAGACGGCGATAACCTTTGTCACTGGTACTAGCAGAGATCAGTTTCGCTTGGTCAATCTGGCCAGCAGTTGCTCCTTCTTGGATAGAACTGGTGTCGGTGAACTCACTACTGGAGCCGTGAAAGATTTCATCCAATCTGTTGAAGATTGCTGAGGTGTCGGAGGATGCCATAGTGCGTGTGCCAGTTC